AGTTACCCAGCGCTGCGAAGGATGGCAGCGGAGCGCCGCTCTATGACTTAGAGCACGACGGCAAGGCAGCCTGACACGTCACACCGGCACGCAACTAACAAGAGGGCACCATGTCAGCAGTACCAGCCACGACCGCCGCACAACAATCCATCGAAGCCGCGCGCGCGGCCATCGCCGCCGCCGCCGGCCGCGCACCGGCCGCCGCCAACCAAACCGGCCCGACACCGCCGGCAAACATCCGCAAGCCCGGCCGCATGGCGCTGGGCGGCGTGGTCAAGGGCAAGATCGCCAAGCCTCTGCGCGTGGTCTTGTACGGTCTAGAAGGTGTCGGCAAAAGCACCTTCGCCGCCGGAGCTCCGGCGCCGATCTTTCTCGGTGCGGAAGATGGCACCAGCGAGCTGGACGTGCACCGGTTTACGCAGCCCCGTGCGTGGGCGGATGTGTTCGACGCCATCACCGAGCTGTCGACCGCGGAGCACGGATATCAAACACTGGTGATCGATACGCTCGATTGGCTCGAGCCGCTGTGCTGGCGCCACGTGTGCGCAAACGTGCGGGATCAAGGCGGCAAGCAATGCGCGGCGATCGAAGACTTCGGATACGGCCGCGGCTACACGGCGGCGCTGGACGAATGGCGACGGCTCACCAGCGCACTCGAAGCCCTGATCGCGAAGCGCGGCATGCACATGGTGATCCTGGCTCACTCCCACGTCAAAGCCTTCAAGGATCCGGGGTTTGAAGCTTTCGACCGCCACGAAATGAAGCTCAACATCAAGGCGGCCGGCTTGTGGCGCGAATGGGTGGATGCGGTGCTATTCGCCGCACACGACCTGTCGACCGTGGAAAAGGCCGGCCGCGTGCGCGGTGTCATGACTGACGCCCGATTCATCCACACGCAGCGGACGGCGGCATACGACGCGAAAAACCGATATGATTTGCCGCCGCGTATCGCCCTCGATTGGTCCGATTTCTTCGAAGCTGTCAACGCCCGGCGTCCAGCCGCGCTAGAACGGCTCGCCCAGCAAATCGAAGCTTTGTTGACGTTCGCCGCCGATGGCCGGCGCGCGGAGCGTGTGCGTGCTTCGACTGCGGCGGCGCTGGCCGCCCAAGATGCCGCGGAGCTCGCCCGCATCGCTAACAAGCTGGCAGCCCTGATCGCCACCGAGATTGACACCGCCCAAGGCGCCCAAGCTGCGGCCACCGTCGAACTGGCCGCCGCCACCGACACCACCACGACCACCACCACCGCGGAGCCCAACCTGTGACACATTACATCCAACCTGACACGTACCGCGCGCGCGCCATCGGCGCGGCGCTGGGCTCGACATCGCAAGGCAAGCCGCAGATCGGCGTGGAGTTTCAAATCCTGGACGGCGGCCGCGCGGGCGATGATTCGGCTGTGGGCAAGTCGATCACGTGGTACGGCTCATTCGCCAGCGAAAAGGCGATCGAAATCACCATGAAAGCCCTGCGGATCTGCGGCTGGCAGGGTGACGACCTGGACGATCTGACTACGATCGACGCCAACGAAGTTGCGATTGTCGTGGAAGAGGATCAAGACCTGCAAGGCAACCCGCAGATCCGGGTGCGGTGGGTCAACGCCCTAGGCGGTGGCGGCATCGCCATGAAAAACCGCATGGACGAAACCGCCGCTCGAGCTTTCGCGGCGGAGATGCGCGGCTATGCGATCCAATCGCGCGGCGCTGCACCGCCGGCACGCCCGGCCGCGCCGCGGGCACCCGCACCGGCCGCACCGGCCGCGCCACGTGCACCCGCGCCACAACGACGCCCCACCAATGCCGCGGTGGGCGCCGGAACGGCTGTTGTCGATGATGACAACATCCCGTTCTAACTGCTAACGCCTCTGTGACGTAACGGCGGCCGTGTGTTCGGTGGGATCGCCCTCTACACCGACACACGGCCGCAATTTTTTGGATTGCACCCATGCCGATCACCACGCCCCACGACACGCTACGCGGCGAGCTGCTGTCATTCGCACCCAAGACGCCTGATGGTTGGGGCGTGGGCGTGCTCGCCGTCGCAGACGGCAAGCGGGCCACCGTCACGGGGCGTTTCGTAGGTTGCTCGGTGGGCGATTCGCTCGAGTGCTCCGGCCAGTGGCAAGACACCGCGTATGGCCGGCAATTCCGCGTGACGGCATGCACGACGACGGACCCACAATCCGCCGATGCCGTGTGCGCATGGCTGTGTCGCGCGTTGCCGGACATCGGCCAGGCCCGCGCGCGCGACGTCGTGGCGCGGTACGGACACGGCGATCAGCTTTGGGCCACGCTCGAGCACGCACCCGAATCGCTCACCGAGATCGCAGGCATCACCGCACCGCGCGCGGAGCGCATCGGCGCTGCATACCGCGAGCAACGCGCCGACCGCGCGGCGCTGGTGACGCTGTATGGTTGGGGACTCACGTACACGCAGATCGGCCGGTGCGTCGCTGAGTACGACACGCTAACCGGTACCATCGCCGCCATCCGCGCTGATCCGTACCAGCTGATCGACACGATCCACGGCGTGGGCTTCCGGCGAGCTGACGCCCTGGCGCTGCGCATCGGACTCGCCACCGACAGCCCATACCGCATTATGGCTGCGCTTCGCCACGTGCTCTACGACTCCGCGCAGACGCACGGGCACTGCTACTTGCCATCGGGCGCGCTGGTGCGCATGACTGCCGCTTTGCTCGCCCTGCCGGGCTCTGCGGTGGCGCCCATGCTTGGGCGTGCGGGCGTCGTGCTCCGCGACGACCGCGCGTATCTGCGGCACCTGCACCGCGCGGAAACCGACGCCGCGGCTACGCTGCTGCAGCTGTGCGCGCGGGCCCGCACATGGACAGCGGCGGTGGCGTCGTGAGCACGGGTGCTCATTAGATCATTAGCACCGGAGCTCATGAGCGCGATCGCGTGGTACTCGATCCCACGCAGCGCCGGGCCGTAGAGCTCGTGTGCTCCGCACCGGTAGGCATCGTGACCGGCGGGCCTGGCACCGGTAAATCGACGTGCTTGCGACAAGCCGTAGATCAGCTCGAGCGGGCCCACCGCACGTATGCGCTCGCGTCGCCCACCGGCAAGGCTGCCAAGCGGCTCGCAGAAGCCACCGGCCGCGACGCTTCGACGCTACACAGACTGCTCGAGTACTCACCGCGTACGCAGAGCTTCCAGCGCGACGCCGGCAACCCGCTGGAATGCGATTGCGTGATCGTCGACGAATCCAGCATGCTCGACATAGAGCTGATGGCGGCGCTATGTGCAGCCATCAACACACGACGCACGCGGCTGATTTTGGTCGGTGATGCGGATCAGCTGCCACCTGTCGGGCCCGGCCAGCCTTTCACGGACATGGTGCGGGCCGGCATCGTGCCGGTGGTACGGCTCGGCACGCTGCACCGTAGCGCGGCGGATTCGTGGATCCACACCGCGGCGCAAGCGATGCTGCGTGGCCACGGCTTTGCCCTCGATCCGGTGCATGACTTCCGCTTCGCAGAGTGCACCGATCCTGCGTGGCTGCTGCCCAAGGTCCGGCGGCTGTGCGTCGAAGCCTTCCCACGCGGTGGCCCGCGCGGCGAAGCACAAGTGCTCATCCCGCAGCGGCCGGGCGTCGCAGGCGTGGATGCGGCCAACACCGCGCTACAAGCCGCGCTGAATCCACCGCCGCCGCTGGCTGCGGGCGCCAAACCACCGGAGCCCGGCGCCATCCGTGCAGGCGACCGCGTGATCCAAACCAAAAACAATTACGATCTGGGCGTCTACAACGGCGAAGTCGGCCGTGTGCTGTCCGTGGACGCCACCACCGGAGCGGCCGTCGTGGAGTACCCAGATCACGGCGCCCTGGCATACAACGGCGGCCAGGCCGGCGCACTGCAGCTCGCGTACGCACTGACAATCCACCGCACGCAGGGCTCTGAATACCCGTGGACGATTGTCGTGTGTCACTCAACCCACACATACATGCTGTCGCGGCAATTGCTCTACACCGCGATCACGCGCGCGAAAGCCGGCGTGGTGCTGGTAGGCGACCGCA